TCAAACTGCAACACTCGGATGACAACAGCACATGGGTAGACCTTGCGACTCTTACCTCAACGGGTACGGGCAAGAAGTACGAAGCTCAGTCAGCACAGGTCACAGGAACTATCGAACAGTATGTCCGTGCACGAGTTACTGCGAGCACTGGTTCAATAACCTTCGTGGCGGGCTTCGCACGGCGGTAAATTAAGTAAATAAAGAGGAAATAACATTATGGCACTTGGTGGAAAGAATTCAGCTTGGAAACACAAGCTCACTGGCAATGTCACCCTGACGGACTTCACGACAAGCACGATGGGTGTGACCCTCAACGCCTCTGCGGAGCAGGTCGAAGCAACGACCTTCGGAGATGCGTATCGTGACTATGAGCAGTCGTTCAAAAACGGAACGATTGATGTCACCTACAAATACAGTGCGGCTGTTTACGGACAGCTTGCCGCTATCTACAACGCTGGCGACACGGTTGATTTCGAACTGTATCCCGATGGCGACACTGGTGCTGGTAAGCCCAAGATTTCGGGTGGAGCGTTCATCACTTCTTTTGGAACGCCTGTCGAAATCGGCAACCTGCTCCAGATGACTGTCACCTTCCAGATTGCGGGTGCAATCACCTTCGGCACTGTCTAAGGATGCCTAAGAAGCGTGACCCAAGACTTGTGCGGTTTGGGCTGAAAGGTTTCAATCAGCCCAAACGCACACCCTCTCATCCGAAGAAGTCTCATGTGGTGCTGGCTAAGGTCGGTGCAAAAACCAAATTGATTCGCTTCGGTCAGCAGGGGGTATCAGGTTCTCCTTACAGGAAAGGAGAGAGCCAAGCGTCCAAGAGAAGGCGTTTGGCTTTTCGTGCTCGACACGCCAAAAACATTGCAAAGGGCAAACTGTCTGCGGCGTATTGGGCTAACAAGGTTAAATGGTAATGACTGCTAGCTGAAGCACAGGAACTCAGCACAATTATTATGAATTTCGCACAAAGCAAAGGAAAAACTGTAAGCAAAACATTCGACTACAAATATATCGACGCAGATGGCAATGAGGCGATTGAGCCCATTACCATCGAATTTTATGAGAAGTCGCTGACCCCAGCGTTCCTTGACTCGCTCATGCAGTATGAGGAAAAGCGTGACACAGCGGCTATTGCCAAGCACATCAGCAAAAACCTCGTCGGCTGGAATCTCACTTGGAACGATGAAGAGTTCCCACCGACTGTCGAGAACCTGACGGAAGTCTGTGACTTTGAGTTCCTCATGCAGATTGTCACGACAATGGCTGAGACATTCGGGGGAAACGGACAGAAGCCGACAAAATCGCAAAGTTTGTCGGCGGTCTCGGCGAAGTCAGAGACAGCGAAGGCGAGCTAATCTCGCCCTCGTTTGAATACTATCTGTGGAAGGCTAGCAAGATACTCGGTTGTTCCTATTTGGAACTGGAAAGCCACCCAGATAGAGCTCGGTTGATGGGCATCGCTTTTACTTGCAGTAGAGGCGAAAGCGAAGGCGAGTATCTGAGAGAGCTCAATCCTATCTGGCAGAAGAAGAAGAAGGAGATGAGCGAGCAAATGAGCAAGGCGAGTAAATAATGGCAAGACTCCAGTCAGAATTACCCAGTTACGCTAACGAAATCAACAGCATCGTTGAGTTGGTTTATAAAGCGGCGGGAACGAAGATGCTGGAAGCCATTAAGCAGAAAGTCCCTGTGGATACGGGTGACCTACGAGATTCTTACACCTACAAGATTGACGGGCAGACCCACATGACAATCGGGTCTAACCAATTCATGGGTGTGTATCGAAGAGGTCATCCGACTTTTTATGCTCCATATGTGGAGTTCCCGACTTCACGACGGAGGTCTGCTCAACCGCATTTCGTGCCTGTGTGGATGCAGGCAGAACGCTTTATTACCGCCGAATTCAAGGCGTTGTTTAGGAATCTCTAGTTATGGCAAACGCATTTACCTTATTCGGGGAAATCTCGGTAAATACCAGCAAGTTCATCAAGGACATGGACAATGCCCAGAAGCGTCTTGAGAATTTCAAGAACGCTCTGGATAAGGTTGAGCGTTCAGCAAGCGGTACGGGCTCTGCAAGTGCGGCTAACGACAAATACGCATCGAGTGCGACTAGAGCCGCCTCTGGTGCAAATACCCTTTCCACAGCTCTTACAAAAAACGCAACAACTGCCCGTAGCACCTCGTCGGCAATGAACGACCTTGCGTCCCGCATGGGCAACGCATCAGAGCGATTCAAGTCCTTGGGTGTGACTGCAACCGCTGGCTTGACCGTTCCGTTGGGCTTGCTTGGACGAGCTCTTCTGGAGAGTGGAAAGGACATGGACTCCATGATGAACCAGTTGGTCATGTCCACGGGGTCAATGGAGAACGCAACAGCGAAATTCCAAGAACTGCTAAATGTTGCAAATGCAAGCCCTGGGGTTTTCGCCAGCACAGCCATTGGAATGTATGGCTTGATTCGTCCTAGCGTTCAAAACGAGCAAGTCATCACTTCTCTTGTGATGGCGATGGGCAAACTTAAAACGGCATTTGCCGAATTAGATGTCCGTAACTTCGTCTGGAACATGACCCAGATATTCAATCAGGGCATGGAAATCATGGACTTGAAGCAGGCGTTCAACTTCTTCCCAAGATTCGGAGAGGTGATTGCTGAGAAGTTCAAGATTGATGGCACATCCGCTGAAGCTATCCAACCCGTTCTGCAGTTCATGCGTAAGTCGGGTCAACTCACGATGGAGTCGTGGCTTGGTGCGTTTTCAGAGGCGGTCAACAAAGACCCCCGCTTCGCATTGCTTACAGAGACTCTTGGCAACCGTATTACCAAGGCGATTGACCAAATCAAAATCTCAGGTGCACCTGTAGGAAAGATTATCGGAGACATCCTAGTTGGGGCGTTGATGATGCTCGACAAAGTGCTCAAGGATTTAAGTGCCCGTTTCGAGCAGATGTCGCCTGCCATGCAGTATTTTGTTGTTGTGGCTGGTATGTTGTCGGCGGCGATTGCTCCAGTACTATTCCTATTTGGCACACTGGCTGGGGCGGTTGACGACTTAATCCAGCTAGGCATAACCCTCGCTCCTGTCTGGACAAAACTGGCTGGTGCAATCGGTGGCGTGACAGTTGCCGCATTTGGCAAAGCCATTGCCGTCATTCTTGCTGTCGTTGCGGCGGTCTATGTTCTCTACAAAGCAATCGGACTTGCGGCGGACTGGTGGAACGCAAACATTGATGGCATGAAGGGGTATGCCACCGACCTGTTCAACACTCTCGATAAGATTGCGGGCGATATCTACTACTCGCTTCAGGACACTTTCAAGCAGATAAATGACGACATAGGGGCGGAATGGAGGGATTTCGTAGGCATAGTACTCGTGCTCGCCAAACTGCTGTGGGAACAGACGGTCAACATCGTCAAGACGATGCTGAACATCCTGAAGTATCTTTGGGAAAACTACGGGGATGACATCATTGCGGGCATAAAGCGAACCGTGCAGATACTAGCAGTCATCTTTCAAGGGCTTTTCAGTCTCTTGACTGGTCTGCTCAAGATATTTGTAGGCATCTTCAACCGTGACTGGTCGATGTTCCTTGATGGTATCGGAAACCTGATTGTCGGGTTCGGAAAAACTTTAGTCGGTCTGGTAGCAGGCGTATTCAATGGCATTTATACGGGTGTCAGCAACTTCATTGCGGGAATCGTCAGCCTCTTCGTAGGCTCACAGCAATCAGGTGAGCAGGCTGGTCGTGCTTTTGGTACAAGCACGGGCAAGGGCATCATCGACGGCTTGCTGGAGTCGATACCCATCATCAACAAAATCAAGAGCTTTATCTCAGGAAAAGGAGAGGGCGGAGAGGGCTTCGATTTCAAATTTGAAATCCCAACATTTGATTTTCCGAAAATTGATATCGGGGCGATGGGTGGCAAAGGCAAAGGAGCTGGCGGCGGGAAGCAAGACAGCCGTCAGGATGCCAAGGAGATTGCCAAGCAACTGAACGAAGAGCTTCTGCGTCTTGGTGTCACAACCAAGCTCGCCAATACGGAGCTCGATATTCAGCTGGACAAATATAAGAACCTTACGCCCGCTGTTAAGGCACAGATTCTGGCGACTGCGGGGCTTATTGATGCGAAGAACAAGGAAATCGAAGCCAACCAACTGGCAGAACAGATAAGCAAGGATGTCGCATCAAGCATCGACGACCTTCGCATTGCCACTGAGAAGCTCGGTGTGACCGATGAAGACCAGATTGCTCTTATAGAGCTGAGTAGTGAGAAATACAAAGACTGGACGCAGACGCAGAAGGAAGCGTATCTGCAGGCAGTTCAGAACTACAATTTCTCGAAAAAACAGCAAGACCTTGCCGATAGCTTCCAGAAACAGCTGGAGGATGTCATCAATTTGACCAACAAGGATATGACGGAGACCGAAAAGCTCAACGCCATCCTTGAAAAATTGGCGAAGACGAACATTTCTGTCAACGAAGAGACCATCAATAGAGCGAAAGCCGCCGCTACTGCTGTTGATGCAGAAAAACGCCTGCAGGACAGTGTATCGAGTCTTAAGGACTTGATGAGCGAGATGGGCATGGAGACCCAAAAGACGGGCGATTATATGTCCCGTCTAAACACATTCCTACTTGAAAATCCCGAAGCCATTGCGGTGATGGCTAAGGCAATGGGTGAGTCCGTCGAGGAATTGACCAATCGCCTGAAGGGACTCGCCGCTGAAATGGACAATCCAACCTTTGGCGGACAGTTCATCAGCAAGATGGAAGAACTCCGCAAGAGTCTTGGCACTACAGCCGAAGGCTTTGCCGATATCGCTATCATGGCGTTTGAGGGTGTGGGAGATGTGTTCGCCAATGCCGTCCGTGAATGGGATGGCACATTTAGTGGATTCTTCAAGTCGCTGGGCGAGGGCTTCCGCAACCTTGTAACTGAAGTGGTGGCTCAACTTATGAGGATGCTGGTCATGCAGGCAATCATGAGTCTTTTCGGCAGTCTTTTCGGCAGTCTTGCGGGTGGTAATCCCAACAGTTTCTTTGGCAAGTTGGCTGGGTCGATGGGCAATCCCGTCAAGAAAGCCACGGGAGGTCTGGTTCTCGGAGCAGGCACGGGCACATCCGATTCCATCCCCGCCATGCTTTCCAACGGAGAGTATGTCATTCCTGCGTCATCGGTTCGCAAGTTCGGTGTCGATTTCTTCGATGCCCTTCGTAGCGGTATCGTCCCGATGTCGCCCCTGCAGATGGCAGGCGGTGGAATGGTGGCTGGGGCTTCCAATGCGACCACAAATAATAGTAATGTGTTCAATATCAATGTCACTGGTGGTGGCGGAAGCGGTCAGACAGCGGCAATGATTCAGCAGGAAGTCATCAAAGGACTACGCAAGGTCGAAAGGAGAAATAGATAATGTCAGTCAATCTGGTTCAATTTCCGCTAACTGTCTCGCAGTGGAATAAAACCGTGGTTTATTCAACGGATGTCATCGTGGGTCGCAATGGGCAGGAAGTCCGCAATGCTATGTGGCAAGACCCTCTTCTCAGGTTCAATGCGGCTTTTGCCATCCGTAATTACGCTGATATCAACACACTCGCCACATTCTTCCACGCCATGAAGGGGCGGGAACAGTCGTTTCTGGTCAAAGACTGGTCGGACTTTGCGGTGGATACCTTCACAACCTTTGCTGAGACACCTGATGGCGTGCTCGCCAATTTCCAGCTGATTAAGAAATACACACAGACGATAGGCGTAGGGTCATCGACATACATCCGCACCATCAAGTATCCCAAGTCGCTGTCTTTGACGGTCAGGGTCAACGGAACAACCAAGGTTGAGGGCACGCATTACAACTACAACACCTCGACAGGGATTGTCACATTTACAGGCGGTAATATTCCGACAACGGGTCAAACAGTTGATTTCAAACTCACGGAGTACTATGTGCCGTGTCGTTTTGACACAGATGAGCTTCCTATCGAAATGCTCAACTACTGGGTCGCTTCGGGAGCGGACAAATCGAATGTTCAAGTTCCTGATATTCCGATGATTGAGGTGAGGGTCTCCTAATGCATACCCCCCGCAACATCCAATCGCCTTACACTGCCACGGATTTCTGGGATAAATATACTTCCGTCAATCCACGCATGGCGTTGTTCATGAAGGTTATTCCCAGTCTGTCCACTGATGTGAGCACTATCGGGCTGACCTCCAACACCCGTGACATGACATTGCCTGCCCATTCTGGAATCACATTCAAGAGTGCGGCTGGGCTTATGCCGTCTTCAATGCAGGAAGCCATTGGAGAGGCGACAGCCCTTGAAATGATGGGTTTGTATGATGCTCTGCTCTTCGATAGGGCGGATGTTATAGGCGGTAAATGGGAAAATGCCCGCATAGAAATCTTCATCGCCTGCTGGGACAATGTGAATCTCGGCGAGCTGGTGCTGTTTTCGGGTTTTTTGGGCGAATTCAAAGACATGCAGGAGTATTTCAATGCGGAGGGGAGAGGGCTTATAAGCAAACTGTCTCAAGATGTCGCAGTGGTGACGACTCGTGCATGCCGTGTAAAGGAATTCCGCAACGCTCAGTGCGGACACACGGCTTCAACGGTCACTATAAATTCAATAACATACGATATTTCGTATACGGGCGTGCCTAGCAAAAACAACTCGACGAAGCAGGCGGTTAAGATTGATACAAATTACTGGACAGGCAGTATAATTCCCAAAGATATTCCGCCTATGAATTATTTCCAGAATGGTAAGATTACCTGCACCAGCGGGTTGAATGACGGTTTGAGCCGTGAGATTTCATCTAACGCCGTGTCGGGCACTGAAATGAAATTGTCGTTAAAGCGTGCGTTTCCCTTCGCCATCGCTGAATTTGATGAATTTACCATTACGGCTGGATGCAACCGAACAGTCGAGGATTGCAAGAAATACAGCAACATTATTAACTTCCGTGGCGAGCCCTATGTGCCGAATATAACCACGGTTAGCAAAGTACCCAGTGCAGATGGATAAAGAATTCAAAGTCACACGCAAACAAATCATTCAGGCGGCTGAGTCGATGCTCGGTCTGCCTTTTGTGCATCAGGGACGATGCGATGAAACGGGAGTAGATTGCGTCGGGCTGTTGGTTGTGATGGGGCAAAAGATACAATACCCCAAGATTGTAGATGCCGAAGCGTATCGTCGGATTCCGTCTGCTGAGGTCATCAGGGAAATCATCGAGCTGAATTGTGACGAGATTCCTTTGGAAGATGCGAAAGAAGGCGACATCTACTTAATGCGTTTGACGGGGCTCAAACCAAGGCATGCCGCTATTATCTACCACGATGAGCGTCGTCCTGATGAGCCGATGCTACTTCATGCGACTAAGAAAGGGGTCAGGATAGAGCCTAAGAGCAAATATCCTGAGTCATGGTTTGTCAGAGCTTATAGAGTGAGAGGCTTGGTTGATTAGATGGCGGCATTACCACCATTAGTTGTATCGTTGCTCGTGACAGCGGGCGGAATGGCGGCTCAGTACGCCTTGATGCCCCGTGTCAAGCAACAGCCTACCGATGTCGGCAAGTTGGATGACCTTCGAATCACGGGGTCGGAATACGGCACATTCATCCCAAGGCTATGGGGCAAAGCTCGACTTGGTGCGAACATCGTCTGGTCTAGTGGCATCGACCATCGAATCATCGACTATCCCGCTCAGGGTGGTAAGGGCGTCCCTCAAGCCCCAGCGACCCGTACCCATGTTTATTCAGCCGACCTCGGCATGCAGATATGTCGTGGGCTGGTTGATGGCTTTGGCAAGATATGGGCAGATGCCGATGTAATCGGTGGGGCAAAAGAAGGGCGAGAAACCTTTGAGGCGGAACTAGGTACGCTATCGGGGACAGCGGAAATCCTTGACCCCGACCCAACCGCATCAGCGGGTAAGTCAGTGCGTTACATTGGCGATATCGGCATTGGCACGGCAGGTAAAGTTGTCATCAACACAAGTTTACTAAGTCCTCGCCCACCAGTTGACCCTGACAATGACACGCAGGCGGTCTCGACTCTGCAGATATTTTACAAAGCGACGACGACCAGAAGTATGAATATTCTGGTCAAAGATTCGACTAATGCGACCATTTACAATCAAACTCAATCGTTTGCAAACACCAATGGCGAGTGGATAGGCAGAAACATCATTATCACGGGTAGCACATTTGCACATACCATCGAGCTTTCTAATCCCTCCAGCCCTGCACCGCAGGTGGATAAAATCGTCGTAAACAAATACTACCAGAAGCCACTTACCTCTGGTGAGTATCTTAAGTTCACGCAGACCACTGGCTTGCTCGACCCTAATGCGGCTTATGATGACTCACTCGACCCGTCAGCCTTTTTCGATTACGCCCCGACCTTTGATGCTAACGGCTCTGCTACTGCTGGCGGTCTGCCGTTCAACATCATCAAGTTCTATCAGGGTGCAACCAATCAACTCCAAGACCCGTATCACGAAGATTACCTTGATACCCGTTATGGAGCGGGCAACGGAATCGACTATTTGCCTGCGTATCGTGAAACGGCGATGGTCGTTTTCCATGACTACCAACTGAGGCAGGGTCGCATCCCAAATTACACCTTTGAGGTATTCAATAACCAGACATCGGTCAATCTGGTGCTGGAAGACTTGTATGCCGATTGCGGGCTGATATCCACAGATTACGACCTTGGCAATACATCCTCGATGACCTTTGTCGGCATCGTTGAGTCACAGAAGATGTCCCGCAAGGCGATGATTGAGTCCATTGGACGCTATTTCGGATTTCGCATCGCTGAGTTCAACGGCAAGATAAACATCATCAACGACTATTCGTTCACTTCGGCTGGCTCGGTCTCAAGCGACCTGTTACGAGCCACCAACTATGGCGATGAAATGCCTGCGTATGATGCGGAGGTCTTGCTCTCGCCTAAGAACGAGTTGCCGAAGGAAGTCAGGTTCAATGTGATGAATCCGAACTTCGATTATCACAACGAGACGGTGACCGCCTCGCTGTTCGCTGATATCAGCTCTTCGGATTCAAGTGAGTACTCTTTTCCGATAGTCGATGACCTTGAACAGGCACGCAAACGGGCTGAGTTTTTGTTGCTGAAGACGCATACCGAAGCGTCAACAATCACTTTTCAGGCGATGCCCGAAATCATGCGGTATTCGGTTGGGGATAACATCGAGGTGACCCTCAACAATATCCCGATGCTCATTCGCATCGAAAAGATGACGGCGGGAATTCCCATTGGCGTAGTCGAGGTGCAGGGGGTTGTCTTAGAGGAATACAATCCTTCGGAGATTCAGGTTACTGTCACTGAGATACCGTCAGTGCAGGAGTACCAACTTGCGGCTTCGATATTCCCCCGCAACTCCAAAGCGATTCCGATTATCAGTCAGCCGATTCGTCAGATGGATAAGGCACGGCTCGGTTGCTACATTGCAGTCACACCGACGGGGCAAGGGGCAAGCGAGAACATTGCCTTGTACCGTGAAGTAGGTGCAGACAACTATGTCATTCAAGATATCCTCGATGTCCCTGCGGTGTGTGGAGTTACTGACGGCACGCTCGGTTCGCATGGCGACCCATCTGTTGAGGATACAACCAACACGCTGGACATTCTCTTCTATAACGAGACCAGTCTGGAATCGGTAACGGCAGGCGATATCAGTCGCTATCCGACACTCAACCTGATTCGGGTCGGCAATGAATGGATTCAATTTCGTACAGCGACCCTACAGACATTGCCAACTGGTTCGTCGTACCGCTCCAAATGGCGTATCTCAAACCTAATGCGTGGCAGATTCGGCACATCTGGTGCGATGTCTGGTCATGGAGCATCGGAAGATTCGGTGGTGTGGACGAACAACCTTAAGTTCTATGACCTTTACGAGGAAGATATCGGTCAAACCGTCAACCTCAAGACAACCACTGGTGGTCAGGATATTGCGGATGTGAAGACAATTAGCTTTACTTTCAATCCCGTATCCAAGTATACGATTACCAACGACACTACAGATAGAACAATGGATGCGAACTGCACCACGATAAATGAATTATCCGATGTAGTCAGCACAATCATCGACGACTTGAAACTGTAATATGGCAAATTTTGGCGATATTCAAAGCTGTCTGACACTGCTGGCACGAGAGTCAGTACGGCGAAATGATGCAGACGATGCATTTGAGGCGTACGACACTGCCTATCTCGGCGTGGTTGTACGGGTGAGGTCAAGCGACTACCCTTCGGGAATGACCAAAGGCACGGTGGTCTATATCGGCGGAGCGATTGGCAACCGTCCGTATGTACTCAAAGCCGATGCGTCCACTGAAGCAACCAGCTCCAAGACATTTGGAGTCCTTGCAGAAGACATAGCCGCTAATGGCGATGGAATGTGTGCCATTGCGGGTATGCTTCACAACATGGCTTTGCCAACATCGACCTATACGGATGGCGACTCGCTGTGGCTTTCAGAGACTGCTGGGGAGTTCCAAATCAACACGCCCCCCGCTGAACCCGCTCATGCCGTCTTTATCGGATGGGTTGCCAGAGCTCATCCAACCGACGGGCATCTGGTTCTTCAAATTCAAAATGGATATGAGCTGAACGAACTGCATGGCGTTCTTATTGGCACTTCACCAGCTGATGGCGATGTGCTGACCTATGAATTAAGTACTGGTCTGTGGAAAAACAAACCCGTGTCAGCTGGCGGTATTACCGACGGCGATAAAGGCGATATCACAGTTAGCAGTTCTGGTACGGTCTGGACTATCGACAACTCTGCGGTAACCAATGCAAAACTGCAGAACAGTTCGCTGACAGTCAATGGAACATCTATAAGCCTTGGTGGTTCAGCAACCATCACTGCCTCACCTCCTGATGGAGACAAAGGCGATATAACGGTCTCATCTTCTGGGGCGACTTGGACAATAGATAATGATGTCGTCACTTATGCCAAGATTCAGAATGTTTCAACGACTGACAGAATCCTAGGTCGCTTTAGCGGTGGTGCAGGGGATATCGAGGAGATTACCTGCACCTCGGCTGGCAGAGCACTGCTCGATGACGCAGATGCCTCTGCACAACGCACCACGCTCGGCTTGGGCACGATTGCGACTCAAAACGCAAACGCCGTTTCTATCACAGGTGGAGGTATTTCAGGGACGACATCGGCTGTGTTTGAAGGCGGTCGCTTCTTTCTTGTAGACAATACGACCACATTCCAGCTCGGTGTCAATGTCGCATTAAACTCTCTGACGGATGACAGGGCACTAACGATAGATGTTAATGACGCTAGTCGCACGCTCACAATGACTGGCAACGCAACCATCAGCGGCACAAACACTGGCGACCAGAATTTGTTTTCGACTCTAGCGGTCTCTGGACAGTCGAATGTCGTTGCTGATTCGACTAGCGACACCTTGACCTTTGCCAATGGTAGCGGAGTTACCATCACCACCGATGCATCAACCGATACGGTTACCTTTGCTGTCAACAGCACGCTGGATGCCAATGCTCGCATTGGTGTCGAAAAGGCTGGGACGCTCATCGGCACTCGACGCAACATCAATTTCATCGAGGGGTCGAACATCACGCTGACGATAGCGGATGACCCAACCAACGAAGAGGTCGATATTACCATTGCAACGAGCGGTGCAAGCGGTGTCACAGGTTCAGGAACGACCAATGAGATTACCTATTGGACGGGCACGGGGTCTATCGGCTCTCTTACTACTGCCACCTATCCATCTTTGACGGAACTGTCTTATGTGAAGGGCGTTACCTCTGCAATACAGACGCAGATAAACGCAAAGTTTACATTGCCGTCGCTGACATCAGGGTCGATTCTTTTTAGCAACGGAACGACAATCGCTCAGGACAACGCCAATTTGTTTTGGGATAACACCAACGACAGGGTGGGCATAAGCACCACGACTCCGCTGACGAAACTTCACATTGCGGATTCCTCTACCGCAACAACTAGGGGCATATTAGTACATCAGCACGGGGCAAACACTTCGGGTAGTAGCATTTTGTTCCGTAAAGGAAGAGGAACTGCAGCATCACCGACGGTTCTCATCAACGGCGATTTCATGGGCGGTCTGCGAATGGGTGGCTATAGCGGAACGCAATGGCTGGACGCAATCGCAAGGGTCGATGCGGTTGCTAACGGCACAATCACTACGAGCTCCATTCCCACAGATTTGACCTTTTACACGGGTACTACAACGGGTGGAGCGGAAAGGATGCGAATCTTTTCTAATGGCGATTCGTCTATAGGAAGCACTATTAATGACGGACGATTATTCGTCAATCGTATTTCATCGGAAAGCGGCGTTTCTGGTAGTCCAGTAGTCAGACGAGGCATTAATATTTATAGCTATCTCGACGGCAATTATGCTGAGAACTACGGACTTTTTGTAAAAGCGGAAACAGGTTCAGGCTCACAGGGCTTTGCTATCGTACAGCGTGGTATTTATGCAGAGGCTAATGCTTCGACTGCAGTTGCACAGGATGTCTTTGCAGTACATGCAAAAGTCTCAGGGTCGGCTAATAACCGCTATGCGTTTTTTGGCGAAGGTGGAAGGTCATTCCTCACGCACACAGGGGAGCAATTACGCCTTCGCTATGATTCAAGCAACTATGTTACCTTCAATGTAAGCTCTAGTGGGACGGCAACGATTGACGGAGCGGGAGCGAACAAAGGTTTTGCGTTTGCTTCAGGTTTCAAGCTGGGATTCTTTGGAGCAACGGCAATTGTTCAGCCGACCACGGCTCATGCATCAGCCGCCTTCACTGCCAATACAGGTACGACGGTAAACGACGCTTCAACCTTTGATGGCTACACCATCCGACAGGTCGTCAAAGCACTGCGAGATTTAGGAGTCTTAGCATAAATATGAACATTAAACCCATCATCCCCATAAGTTTTTGGCAGAACGGCGATATCGTTGAGGCGAACCATGTGATGCTCTATAATTTCCATGGCTATGATTTCAACGGCATGCCATCCAGCGTGTCGTATAAATTATTGCTTCTAGTTGGAACGCCTGACACGGACGGCGACGATATAGCTGAACCCCAGTATGTCAGTGTCTATGAGAACTCAGTGCAACTTCCCTACGAAGTTGTATCCGTCTGGGGCGAGGATGACCAGATTATCTGGGACTATGTGTTTGAACAATTAAATCTTACGGAGAAAGTATGAAGTTACTGATATCACTTGAACTAGCACAGGCTCTTGTCAATTATCTGCAAGGGCGACCCTATGCCGAAGTCCATCAACTCATCACGGCGTTGTTGCAGGCAGAGAGGACTGGCGAGATAGAGCAGGAAGAAAAAGCAGAATAAAAAACGGGATGCCCTAGAGCATCCCATTCTTTTGCTTCGGACGATTTTGCACTTCCCTGCATCGCCCATTATACGAAACCACAACTGAGGGCTATTTGCGGAACTTCTTAGGTATTCCGCCCTTACCTCTTCTCACAGCCGCTTGCCCGTTGCTGGG